AAGAAATATTCAAAATAAAACAACGGATTGGAGAAAATCGCACCAATCCACTAGCCGCGGAGGAGCTATTTGTAATTCTTCTGTTTTAAGGAAGAATATCCTCGGCGATCTCAACTGCGCTTTTGGCAGTAAAGATGCTGCTAGCATGCGTGATAAGGTAGACGTTTCCAGTAGATCTGCCGAACCACTTGTGCTCACCATTCTTCAACGATCTGTTGAAGGAATGATCACGACAAGTGATCAACGTTCACTACTAGAAAGCCTAATCTGGCCATTTGTAGCCAGACGATCTATGCGTATCCATGAATGGTTCTCAAATCATGAACTTCACCGTATGATTCAGTCAATGCGGAAAACAATGAATGTTATCATAAAGTATACTGATTCTGAAAATAGGGAGCAAACATTTTTGAAATATTGGCTCGATACTTACATGTGTCAGGCGTTCGGCGACGAACAACGTCCCATTCGCGATACATGGATCACAGATTCCTTATTTTCTGGTTGGTGTAGACGATTCATTGCTCGTTCTATCGCAAAGCATGACATTTCCTTTATTTATTCCCTCCAAAAAGGATCAAAGAGAATGTGGCCGGTTCTTGGCCAAGAAAAGAAATACCAAGCTCTACTCAAACATAGTCAAAGAATAGGAGAGTTTCATGGCCTATTGCCTTCTGATCTTAGTTTAATGATTGAAAAGACTTCTTTAGAGGTTTTTAAGTCAACTAATGATCAAAATTCAATAGCCACGAAGCTGATACCCTCCGGTTCGGCTTGCTTACAAGCTTCGCGCCTCAATGGCGGAGCGTTAAGTTTGTTCGAACCTTTTAATCTACAAGAGAGCTTGAGCGGCAAAATGGCAGAGACTTTGGGGAAACTTAGAGCTCTGCAGATCTCTTTGGACTCCTGGCGTAAGGACACATATCAATTTGCCAAGAAGTCTGTCTCAGGACCGGCTTCGTTTGATGTTGATGTTATTCCTGTTCCTGAACCAGGAAAATTTCGTATAATAACTAAGGGCGATGGTTATCTCTATACTGCTTTGCAGCCATTGCAGGGTCTGATGCTCGATGACTGGAAGAATTGTTCGGCGTCCACTATGAAGTTCCAAGATCTTACGGAACGTGTTAATTTGATAGATCGTGATACTGCTGGATTAGACTATTTCTGTTCTGTTGACTATGAAGCTGCGACTGACCTTTTAAAGAAAGAAGCAACTCTTGCCTGTTTTTCTATATTACATAATGCTCCTGATCATGATTTAGGCTATTTAAGTTTAGCTGGTTGTGGTCTTGCTCATTATCGTACTGAAAAAGGATTTCCTTCTGACATACCTGATGCACTCCTTATCGATGGCCAATTAATGGGTCATCCTTTAAGCTTCCCTCTTCTTTGTGTAATTAATTTAGCGGTCTATAGAACTTCTATCGCTCGATGGGTGAATAATTCCATCGATGCTAAGGAACGTTCTCGACGTGAAGAAATTGGCAGAAAGATGTGGAAGGCCGTGATTGTAAACGGTGATGATATGCTTTTTAAGTGTGAGAAATCCTTTTATGAGGTCTTCCTTAAGTGTTCTAATGAAGCTGGATT